TGGCAACTAGGTATGGTACAACTCGATCACTATCATGTGATCCATTGCGCCAAAGCATACGCTCTTATAGAAGAGTGTATGCTATACTACGACCGGCGTCTAGAACGTCAGGTCGTACCAGGGGACCTCAGCGACTACGTCACTGGGGTCCATCACTTGCATCTGAAACAGGTGCCAAGTGCACTTACTATCCGCAAGGCGGGTAGTAAGTTGTCGAAAGCCGTCGAGCCGCATCTGGCGGAAGACGGTTTCTTCCCCGCCCTCTTTGGAGGGGAGGAAGAAGATTCGCCCATAGAGAATTCTCCCTATGAGGCGCCCGTCGAAGGAGATGACTCCGACGACGAGGTTATCCCTGACATGGAGAATTCCAGGTCAGGTTGGCACTACGAAGATCCATGGAAGATCTTCGCAGGTTGGTCTTTCGCTTCACAATATTTGAAGGAAAGACCCAAGATAAACGTCTGGCCCGGTGGTTGCCACCGGATCCAGGACAAGCTCTCACCCAAACTATTTGGGTCAGAGCGTAAGAACTCTACTAGATTTACTCAAGTAGAGGATCACAGGGAGAAGATGTATTTCATCTTCAACCACACCCACTGGGGCCATCGGGTCCAGTTGGCGAGACGCGCAGCGTCTAGTAGCGAAGATCCCTTGCGGAATTTCGCTAACACATTCTTTCGAAGAATCTCATTCTTCGTAAGAGGACTCCATGATCCAATTTGGACCAAGGAGGAGCAATCTCGGTTTGCTGACTATAGTAAGCCGAGAAATAAGACCTATCGAGCCCAGAGGCTGATAGAGGTCTTGAAGACCGTTGATGGAATGTTCCTTCAACGGTTCCTTTCCTACCCAGAGGAAATCTGGGATTGGAACAAATATGACCTGTTCATTTTACAGGCCATATCGGTACTTCTCACCGACGAATTCATCGACGGTGAGATCTCTGTGCACTCATTAGATAATGAGCGCACACATTACGAGCAGCTCAAAGCTGCTCGTAAGCAATTCAAACTTATGATACATAAGGATGAATGCTCCGGGATTTCGGAGCTTGACTGTGTCCCTCGTTGGATACAGTCATTTTACAGACGAACCTGGAGCAGGTCAGTCTGTCATACGGGGTACCAGCGATTATATCTCGCTGGTACCTTGTCCCAGACTAGAGGGTCTGGGACCCCACCCCCTCTTGTCGTCCTTCGGAGCAAGAGGAAGTTTCTACTGTCGGTAAGTGAATTACCGCCAGTAGTGTCCACCACCGACAGAAATTTGCTGTCGGCAGCGATGGACGACGTGATCAGGGATGTCCCTGACCACGTCTTCACTGGACTTTCCACGAAAGCCCGAGTGACAGTAACGGGTTCCGCCTGCTGGGAGGAAACTCGTAAGGACGGTGGAACCGCCCAAGCCATACTTAATCTCATGAAGAAGTATGACGAGCTCTCAATTCCCGTACGGGACTTAGAGAGTGGAAATGTAGTCGAATGGACTCCTAGGGAGTCCTTCGAATCAATAGGCACGGCTATTTTCCACGCCTGCCTTGACGAGGTCCTGAACACAAGTCCAGAGACACTCAGAGAGGTTGCCCTGACCATTGTCAGGGAACCCGGAAAAGCCCGCGTAGTCACAAAAGGACACGCGGCTCTGAAGATCGTGTTAGACACGGTCTCCAAGATATGCTCATGGCCCTTAAAGAAGGGTTTCAAGAGCTCCGAATCCGGGATGGGCAAGGCCCACCACGGATGGAATCTCTTCAAGGACTTTTCCTCTGAAGAGATATACGAACTCATGTTCAAAGAGGACAGGAGTCGTAGGGTCGAAGATGTGTACAATGACCATATCGACCGGATATCGTACTGGGAAGACATTTTCTTCGCGAGTACGGATTACCAGGAGGCGACAGACCGCCTGGTACACTCTATCGCAAAACTCATTGCGATGAAGTGGATGAAGAGATGCGGGATTCCCCGTATCCTTCAAGGATTAGTTTGCGCGGTGTGCTACACACCGCGCAAAGTCTACTTCAGCGCATCTGGTGCGCTGAAGGACATTGGTCTTCCCCTGGGAGAAGACAAGAACGTCATCCTGCTTCGCAGGGGCGTCCTAATGGGGGACCCCCTCACCAAGGTAGTCCTCCATTTCACGAATATTCTTTCGCGAAAGGTCGGCGAGGGCATAGCCACCGGCGACCTACTACGCCGGTTCCCCAATGGGAACCAGGCGTATGCTGCCTTCCAAGAAGGTTTAGCAGCACCACCAATGGTATCTTGAGATATCATCAGTGTTTCCACACGTACCTAGGGTACGTGTGGTCGTACGTAAGGCTCCTCTTGGAGCGACAATACGTT